CGTTCATGGCTACCAACCGTTGTGCATAATCATCCCTCTTTATTTTTGCTTCTTCGATTGCTTTCATACCAGCGTTATACTGTCGCTCTTTTTCATCGACAGCTTTAGCCTTCTCTGCAATCTTAATGGTTTTACGAGTGTAATCAGACATCCGTTGATAACCATGTAGAAGTTCATCAAGGGTCACATCCTTCTCTTCCATCTTTCCGTCAACACCTTTGACTTTAATCCGGTGAGTAGGTTGCTCCTCTATAACCTCTTCGGCTTCTTCGGGTGCATCCGCCATCTGCTCTTCGGTTTCCTCGACCATTTCCACTTGCCGTTGTTGCTCCTCCTCTTTCGGAGGCTCATTGTCGGTGCTTCTATCGTCCATTAATCCCTCAAACTGGATTGCGGCTTGTTTTACTGTTACTGAAGTGTCCCCTGCTGTGGGGGTTGCCCCTTCGCTCATAGTATTACCCTTTGTGTTGTTGCAAAATCTTTAGCTTATTATTAAATATTGCTTTCTCTGATGCAATAGATTCAAAATGCGACTCTATCGCCTGTATCGCTTTAATCATTCTGTAAGCGTTCTCTCTTTCTTCATACTCAAACGCTCCACTGTTTCCAATTATATCGTAATAGCTACCTATCAACTTTTTTAACTGATTTGCAAAGAAATCATCGTTTAATAAATTGGATGCCCTCTCTGCGTCTGTCATTGAGGACTCGCTATGTTCACGTTGCCTGTGATGCCAGCACCGACCTTAGCGGCTTTAAGCGTTGCCTCTGCCTCAAACTCTTGGCGTTTCAATTCTAATTCAGCTTGTAGCTCTTCACGCTTCAACTGCATCTGAGCTTCCGCTTTCTCCCTAGCCAGTTGTATGTCTGCCTGTGCTTTCTGTTGTTGTACTTGTATATCAGCCTGAGCCTTTGCCATCATCGCTTGTAAAGCTGGATCGGCTTGTGGCTGTTCTTGTGGCTGTGCCAACATTTGCTCCATCTCTGGACTTATCTCCTTGAAAAACTCGGCTGAGTCTGCAAAACCTGCCGCTTCGATAAACCTTCCTAACGTCTCTCTGTACTGCGTGAGACTGACTAAAGGATTGTTTATACCATATCCTTGAATCACTTGCTCCTGTTTTGAGAGAACCATCTGAAGCATAGCCATCTGTTCTTGCTTATCGCCAGTTCCCAGACCGACATTAATGCTTACATCGTACTGAGTGGACCATTGGCGAGGATCCATTTGCACATACTGACCTCGCAGTCTTAAAACGTGAGCCTTGTCCTGATACTTACAAACTAATTGCAAGATGCCTTTAAATAAAGACTTAACGCCTGTCTCTGCAAAGATTCTGGCTATTAGCTCTAACTTACCTCCAGCCGCCCTCGTTGTAGCCGCTACCGCCGCCGCTGTGACGTTCTGCAATATGTTAGGGTCTAGCCCTTGCTGTGCATCACTGATGCCACTACGTTTAGCCTGTACAGCGTCCAAATACTCCAACATCGGAAACGCCTGATTAGCTATGGGAGACACAGTAAGAGGAACAACAGCGTTGGGGTTTTTCATCCGAACCACCCCACCAGCCGTTACGGAAAGCAAATCATCAAGATTCACCTGTCCCTCTACTGCACCCATCCTGACGTTGTTGGTTAAATATAAATTATCAAGCATCTGCCTGACAACTTGTGATTTAATCAACTGTAAATCTGCCGCCCTGTCTGCCAATGATTGCCCATAAAATTTATGCGGTATGGGAATCGGGCATAAACTGTGAAACGGCACATAGTCCGTCTCTTCATTTTCCAAAATTTGATTACCAGCATATACAATGCGTCTAAGTTCTGCGATGCCGTCACCATCAAAATCAGTGCGTAAATACATCTCGTAGACTTCTGTGGTCTGCATTGAACTATCTAGGGAATCTTCATCAGGTCGCTCGGCATTACCAAATCGTGCTGACCGCTCACTGGTATAACTCAAATCATCATATATAGGCAAAGTCTCTATGATCGCTGGATCATAACCCATAGCCACTAACTCACTCTTGGTCGTTAGCTTTCTATGAGCAACAAAGGGGCTATCCTCTATTGTTCTGCCCTTCTTTGAGATTAAAAATTCTTCTGGCGGTACATTTTCAATAACCACCTTGCCAATAATGTTTGTTTTCTGAATGACAACATTATGGCTTCTGAGCATAACTGGTTGCCCTAATTCATCGACTTGTCCACTCTCTACCTCTACTGTCTGCTGTTCAATGACCTCGACCTTGCCATCAGACATTAAACTGGTTAATTCAAGATCGGATAGGTTCTCGTACTGCTCCTTTGATACATCGGTTGATTCATCATAGTAAGCCTTGATAACGCCAACCTTTTGCAACAAAGCGTCTTTAAACCAGTTATGAAGTAGTAAAAAGCCCTCGTTCTGTGAATTAAAGACATGATTGCAATACTCGGTAGCCTGTCCTGCACCCTCTTCGTCACCCTGATTGCGTGGCTCAAATCGTACTATTTCATCAGACTGCGTAAATATACGAACCAGTTGTGGCAACGCACCATCAATGACTTCTGCCACCTCTCCAGTAACGATCTGACTTCGACCCTCGACCTCATTGCCGTACTCCTGTCTTAGATAATATTCAAGCGACTTTTGCCGTTGGTCTGTCGTCTCGCTCTGTAGGAATCCGATTGCTGAGTCTAGTTCTGCCTCGATTATCCCTTTGAGTTTGCCTTCTTCCATTTTTAACCTTTTTCTCTAATTCGTTAACTCGACTAACCAACTCCATAAACTCTGCCCTGCTAACCTCAATCTTGCCCTTTGGCGTTAGTATCATTGGAATATACCTTTTTATTTTATAAAAACCTTTGTTTCTCTTAACCTTCAAAATTATAGCCTAAACGCCTTGAACCTACTGTATAATTGTCCTTTCAACAAGGAGAATCTAATGGACAAATTAAGCGATAGGCTGGGCAACCGAAAGATAATAGTTGAGAGTATGTTAGAACACGCCCCGAATCTTGGGTTTGATGACATACATGAGTTTGATAAACTTGTTTGCGAATCATTGCATATCGATCAAGAGGATAATCCACCGCTATTCCTTCGTTTCTGGTAATCAACGTAATTTAGTAAAATCCATATATGTATCTATAAGTTCTTGGTCTACGATTTGGTATGGCATTTTCCTTTGAAGGATATACGCTATGTTTGCCGCAGACAAAGGGTTTCCACGTTTGTCTGTTACTCCCTCTAGAGATTTGTAAAAATCTCTCATTAATACTTTTCTTGGCACAGTGTCCAGCAGTCCACCTTTATACTCTCCAAATAATTGACTGGTGTAAGTGCTATGAGGAAATTTTACATCACTGCTTGGTTTTTTAGATAAGTCTAATGCGGCTATTCCAGCACCAGTATTTTCTGATAGAGCGTTTTTTAAAACATCCTCGGTAACGGCATAACGAGCCTGTGCAACGCTTGGAAATCCAGCGTTTTGATACAAACCACTGTTCATTAACTTTACAAATTTCTTTCTTACGGCAGGGTCGGCAGTATCTAAATATGACCTTAATCCATCATCGGTTAATTTCGGAAAATTTGTTATTTTTTTATATTTTTCCGATCCAATTTTAATTGTCGATCTCATTTGCTTCTCGAAACGAGATATATCTTGTTTTTTTATTTTAGAAAACGGCAACATCTCTGCCAATGTTGAAGCTGGAAATGTTGCAAAATCTACCGCATCTTTTCCCATTGATGAGTATACGATGTTAACAGGCAATCCAGTCTCCTCGGCAATCCTCGATACTGCATTATGTATCCGCGTTGGTATACCTTCATTTGAAGCCCATACCGCTCCCTCTGAGGGATTTGACCTCATAAAGTAAACCCCACCATCGAGTGGCACTGGCGTTTTAAATTTGTTGCCTCCAATGCCGACCAAATTACTTCCGGCTTTGCTCTGATCGCCTAAAACTGGAAACAACACAGAGCCTTGCAAATCTTCTAGCTTTATTTTCTTTTCGGGTGCAAGAACTTTTTGGTCAACATACTCAATATCAAGTTCACTCAAAGGCTCGGTTAATAAACCTTTGTTGCCATAACCAAGGGGGTCTATTTGTTCTTTCGTTAACTTTTTTTTCTTTACCGGAGCAATGCCAGCCGCTTTTTCTTTCGTCATTCCCTCTGCGATAGGCACATTGTCCAATCGTTTTCTAACAACAGGAATCACTCCAGCCGCCACCAGTCCTGTCGCTGTCTTTGCAAGACCAGCCGGACTCACAGCCGAACTAATTAACTCCGCTGTTTCATTAAGCAATCCTGTTTGCGGTGGTGGCAGGAAGCCCCTCTCTGTTAGGTAAGCCGTTGACCCAACAATGTCCTCCGGACGTTGCATACCAGTGAGCGTCAATGGCAGACCAAGCAAATCAATAAAGCCTGTAGCTAACTGTGGGACTCCCCTTGCTACTGATAGCCCCAACTTTTTTAATAACTGATCTAACTCGTCCATAATGCCTTACTTTGCTTTAAAGGTTAAGATATCGCATAAGTGATTCAAGATTCTCTAGTTGCTCCTGAGTAAATGCCCTTTTATCCCACTGCCCTAGAGCACCTCTAAATATTCCAGCATCATCAGAGATATTTTTCCACTGCTCAAAACTTCTAGTCTCTTTAGGTTGATCCGTTGTAGGATTGGCTAGGTATCTTTTTTGACCTAATCCATCGACATAATAACCCCGACTGTAATCCCTGTAACGCCTTCTCTGAGCATCTAACTGATCTGGTGTTAATGACTCAATAAGTTGCTCATATGATCGCTTTACCGTTGGATCAGTCTTTATTGCTCCATGCGAGATATAGTCTAGCAGTATTTGATACGGAGTGGTTTCTGGACTAAACACGCCTATTGTTTCTTTGCCCTCTGTGCCTTCTGGTCTTCTTGGTTCATCGGCTGGATAAAACTCTAAAAGACCACCGCCTATATTTTCTATGGGTGGGTTGTTCAGTATCTTTACCTGATTTTTTTTCAGTATCGGATACCTCTTTAGAGCCATTTCTATCGCCCTCTGTCGTTTCTCGTCCTCTGTCAAACCACCCACCTCGTATCTACGTTTAAACTTTTACCCCAACTGCTCGGAACTTCATCCAACCCAACGGCTAAATACCTAAACGCATCAGCCGCATGACTGCACCAATTATGTAAAGGTTTATTGTAGAAAATATTTCTCTTATCGTCATACTCTCTACGATAATTCCTTAATGCGTCCAATCCCTGCTGTGTTCCCTGTTTGTCAAACCAGCATCGAGGCAGTAGTGACCTGACCGCTTGTATGCCGTCATCAACATTTAATCGAGGAACAACGGTAATATCTAATCCAGCCTGTTGTAGCATTTCCTTCCTACTCTTGCCAGTGCCTAACTCCCTTACCTCGACATCATGGGGCAATAGCTGTGAAGCGTCTGCAAAGCCTTTGTCTCTCAAAACGCTTACATAGTAATCTAATCCCTGCCCATGACTTTCAATATAATCAACTAGCCTGACCTCTTTACCAGCCGTCTGAGCCACCCAAATACTTGTCGAGTCACCCATTCCTAAATCCCATGCACAGTAAGTTTGACAAAGAGTTTCTAAAGGAATAGTCGTAATCCGATCATCTTCCTCTAATTCGTTTATTTGCTTGCCGTAGTAACTACCCTCTATAGCCGCATTAAAACTACACTCAAACTCTTGATAGTATTTATCATCACCAATCTCTTTGCGAATAGTCGCTAATTCATCGGAATCTAAAATATTTGTATCTGAAGCCTTAAACTCCAGCAACTTCCAATCTGGTAACGAATCTGCCTTGTCTCGTAAATCCTTAAAAGCGTTTCTACCCTTTGGAGTGCCAATAAACAACATAAACCCTTTATTCTCTGCCAACGCTGGTCTAAGCACCTCTGTGTATAAGCGTGGGTTTATATCTGCCACTTCATCAACAACCGCACCATCTAGTCCTATGCCCCTGAGAGCATCAACATTGTCTGCACCATATAAGCTGATTCGCCAATTATAGTCACCAACGGCAAAATCTACCCTAAGTTCTGAGACATTAATGGTTGGCTGATACAATCTTGTATGCTCGATAAGTATGTCCCACGCCACCCTTTTCGCCTGAGAATATGTCGGGGCAACATAAGCGTAACGGCTTTGCTTCTTGCCACTCTTCCATGCTGAATGAATAAGCTGATTAATCGCACCCACTGTCTTGCCCATTCTTCTGTGAGCAACAACAACGGTGTTTCTATTGTTTTTTACCGCCGTGTGTATTTCCTGCTGTGGCGGTCTTGGAGTGTAGGTTGCTCGCTGGTCAAAATTAATCGTCTTCATCAAGAATGGCAGATTTAATATTTATCTGGACATCACCGCCCTCATTGCCAACCAACTCCTTGCGATCTGTTTCCTTCCACCCTGCTCTAGTCTTTAACCAAAACATTTGAGCCGTTAAATTTCCTGCTTTTGCTTGTTCGTACAAAGTTCCAGCAATAAAAGTATTTGCGTCTATTCGACCTAAACTTAATTCATGTTCATAATATTTTCGCAATGTGTCTCGATTTATTTTTAACTTTAAAGCTATATCTTCTGCCGTTGACCCAAGACCAGCCAGCTTTTTAACCAATTCTTTAGTTTGCTCTGACGTTTCATGTTTTTTCCCTTGTGCCACTTTTTATAACTCCGAAAGTTGTCTGTTTTTTACCAACCTTAACACTTGATCTAAATAGTTAATGCTTTGTCTTTGTTGTTTTTTTATTTGTTTTTTCCATTTTTTCTGCATTTCTATACTTTCGGCAAACCCCCTTTAGGTTTAACATAAACCGAATTTTACATTAACCGGAGTTTACGTCAATTAAAATCTGGAATCTTTGGTTCTGCCTAACCTAGCTAATGCCTCTCGGTTGTAGAAGTCTGACCAATTTGCACCCTCTGGTCTGCGCTGGAGCAGTTGCCCTGCTAAATCTTGTCTTTCAAGACCGCTTAAATTATCCGTTCTGGTAAGCCTGTATTCGACCTGACCTTGGTCGTTCATGCCGCTTCGCTTGTTAAACGGAGTCC